TTTTCTTATTTAAACTATGATATAGTACAGATTTCCACTACATAATCCTTGACAAAATCATCAAAAGATGATATAATAGCTACACTATAAACAATGGATATACTATGACGCTAGAAGAATTGCAAAGGTCGGCTGACAGAGATTTAAAAATAGATGACACCGAACTAGATACAGAATCAATAAACATCCCCTTACTTCATAACAAATACCTACAACATTATAATAAGTTTTCTTTATTATTAAAGAAATCAGAGTACGAATATAGGGTTCTTAAAAGACAGAAATGGGAATACTATACAGGTAAATCTGATGCTTCAGTATATAAAGAAAAACCATTTGACCTCAAAATACTAAAGGCAGATGTTCATATTTACTTAGATTCTGATGAAGAATTACAGAAAGCAAATCATAAAGAGGCATACTTGAAACTAGTTGTTAGTTATCTTGAACAAGTATTACGAAGCATAAACACCCGAAATTTTATAATTAAAAACGCTATTGATTGGAAGAAATTTACTAGCGGAGCAATATAATAAAACATTATGGAAACTCTTATATTAGAGAAGAAGGATGAAGTATATCTAACAGTTGATGCTGACCCAAGTATTCAACGAGAAATATCAGAGTTTTTTACATTTTATGTTCCTGGATATAAATTCATGCCACAATTTCGTAATAGAATGTGGGATGGTAAGATACGATTATTCTCTCAAAAATATAAAGAAATCTATTTTGGATTATTTCCATATATCAAAGCATTTGCGGAAGAACGAGGTTATCAGATTGTTTGTGGCAAAGGTGTCGAAATAGATAACAAAGTAGATAAAGAGATTGTTGAAAAGTTTGCGAACAGTTTAGGTCAATCTTTTAAGGCTAGAGATTATCAAGTAGACGCTATACACCATAGTTTAAAGTTTAATAGAACATTATTGTTAAGTCCGACTGCAAGTGGTAAATCATTTATCATTTATGCTCTTATTCGATACTATACTCATCTATTAAAAGATGAACCAAATAATAGATGTTTGTTAATTGTGCCAACAACATCATTAGTTGAGCAAATGTATACTGATTTTAAATCATATGGATGGAATGTAGAAACCAATTGTCATAGATTGTATAGTGGATACTCTAATGTAACAGATAAGAAAGTTTTGATATCAACATGGCAAAGTTTATTTAGATTACCGAAAGAGTATTTTGACCAGTTCGGTGTTGTATTTGGTGATGAAGCACACTTCTTTAAATCAAAATCATTAACTGAAATAATGACCAAGTTGATTGATTGTAAATATCGTATCGGATTAACAGGCACATTAGATGGTGCTTTGACTCATAAACTAGTATTAGAAGGATTGTTTGGTGCTGTTAATAAAATTACATCAACAAGAAAACTTATGGATAAAAAACAGTTATCTAATCTTGCTGTCCGTTGTTTGATTTTGAAACACACTCCACAGAATTGTCAGATAGTTGCGAAAGGAAAATATCAAGATGAAATTGATTATCTAGTCAGTAGTAAATCACGACAAAATTTTATTCGTAATTTAGCTATTAAATTAAAAGGTAATACTTTGGTATTGTTTCAACTAGTAGAGAAACATGGTAAAAATTTATACGAGATTATAAAAGAAAAGGCAGAAGAAGATAGAAAAGTTTTTTATATTTTTGGTGGGGTGGAAGCAGATGAAAGAGAGTCAATAAGAGGTATAGTAGAAAAGGAAAGTAATGCTATTATTGTTGCAAGTTACGGCACATTCTCTACTGGTATTAATATTAAAAATCTACATAATATCGTATTTGCAAGTCCATCTAAAAGTAGGATAAGAAATTTACAAAGTATTGGAAGAGGGTTAAGACTAGGAGATAATAAAATCAACGCTGCTTTATATGACATAGCAGATGATTTGACTTGGAAATCAAGAGAAAACTTCACTTTGAAGCATTTTCAAGAGAGGATTAATATCTACACCGAAGAAGAATTTGATTATGAAATGCATAGTATAGAGTTAAAGGACTAATAAATAGTAGTATGGATACAATAAATGAACCTGACCACCCGACTGATTACAGAATAGCTAAGTTGATGGATGGAAGTCTATTGATGGGAACTATTTCTATTGATGACAATCATATGAGAATTGAAAATCCGTTAGAGCTGACAACAATTCCTCGTATGACGGAGTTCGGTCTAAAGGAAGATACAACACTATCACAATGGATTCCATTTACTAGTGATAAAGAATTCGTTATCACAAAAGACAAAGTAGTTGTTATATCTTTAGCAACTGTCGAATTAGCACACTTTTATGAAGTTGTGTTATCTAAACTTCAAAACGATACTCCAAGAATCAGTCCAGCTTTAACTCCAGCTGATATTGATAAAATATTAGATATTGCTGAGGAAATGGATAATATGGAATATATGAGAGATGATGAACCGTATGATGTGATTGGTGGATATAAGATTGATTCCAAGAAACTTCATTAAAAAGAGCTCTAGGTCCTAGAGCCAATCTTTTCTCTCACCGCATCTACATATGCGATTATACACTACTTTTTAGAGTTTGTCAAGCGTTTATTCCAAATAATTTATTTTTAGCAACCGCTTGACAATTTAGGGGATATATAGTATAATAACTGAAACAATATGAAGAAAACAACTAAAAGAAACATCAAAAAGCAGACTCAATTAAAACATATTAAAGAGAAACTTCATCAGCTGAAGAATCGTAAATCAAATAAAAAGAATAATTTAGTCAAAAGTTTGAAGAATCTTATGAAACGTAATGACAGAAAAGGACTATAATATGGCAGAAGAAGAAAAGCTAAAACCAAAACAAAAACCTCATTATGTAGATAATAAGAAGTTTTTGGTAGCAATGACTGAATATCGTGAGTTAAGAATAAAGGCAGAACAAGAAGGTAAGAAACGACCTCAAGTTACTAATTATATCGGTGAATGTTATCTAAAGATTGCTAATCACTTATCATATCGACCTAATTTCATCAATTATACTTATAGAGATGATATGATATCTGATGGTATAGAAAATTGTTTACAATATATGGACAACTTTGACCCCGAAAAAAGTAAGAATCCATTTGCATATTTTACACAGATTATATACTATGCATTTATTCGTAGAATTCAAAAAGAGAAAAAACAACAACAAGTCAAACAAAATATGATTGCAAATTTTGGTGCTGAACAAATGATGGACCAACTAGAAGGTGATGATACAGTATATCAAAGCCAGATGTTAGATTTTTTGAGAAAGAATCAAAGAGGCGAAGAAAAGTAATTATACAATTAGGTAGGTATTGAATACATGAAAATAGCGATTTTATCGGACACCCATTTTGGTGCTCGTAATGATAGTCCTATTTTTGATGATTATTTTCACAAATTTTACAATGATATATTTTTTCCTTATTTAAAGGAACATAATATAAAAACACTTATTCATCTAGGTGATATTGTAGATAGAAGAAAATTCATTAATTTTAGGATTGCACACAATTTTAGACACAGATTTTTACAACGACTATGGGACGAGAAAATCGACACCCATATCCTTATCGGTAACCACGATATTTATTTCCGTAATACAAACAAAGTAAATGCCATAAAGGAGTTATGTACAACTGCTGATGGTATTAATGAGCCGTGGATATATGAAGAAGCGAAGGTTGTTGATTTTGATGGTTTAAAAATATTAATGTTGCCGTGGATAAATCCAGAGAATGAAACATCATCACTTGAATTGGCGAAAACAGCTGAAGCAGATATCTGTATGGGGCATTTAGATTTGAATAATTTTGCCATGAATGATGCAATGAAACAGACAAATGGATATGATAAGAGTATTGTTAAAAGATTTGAGAAGGTATATAGTGGTCACTTTCACCATAAGAGTGATGATGGACAGATATTTTATTTAGGAAATCAATACGAAATAACATGGTCAGATTATAACAATCAAAAATATTTTCATATATTAGATACTGAAACAAGAGAGATTGAAGCTGTTCCTAATCCATATACAATATTTAAAAAATTGATGTATGATGATACAGAAACGAATTATGATAAGTTTGATGTTACAGATTACAATCAAAAATTTATTAAATTAATTGTTGTCAACAAAAAAGACAATCAAATGTTCGATAGATTGCTTGAAAGAATGTATAATGATATTTCAGTCCATGAATTAAAGATATTAGAAGATTATTCTGATTTATCTGC